TTAGTTAATGGTATCGAAAAAATCTTTACAACATTTTTTACATGGTTTGAGGTGTGTAAAATGAAAGTCATCATCATCAAAAGTGACTTTTATATAATTTTTTATTCCACTGCAATACGGATCTATATGAAATATATTAGTTTTTGGAGAAATCCAAATAATTTTTTTATGAATAATATCCATTCCCATTATATTTTCAATAAGTTGTTGATCTTGCGGATAAGTGGATAGGTGCCGGTTAATTTCTTCTGACAAAGATGAATCAATTGTATTATACGGGTTTAAGTATGTAAAACATGAAAGCAAAGCTAGTAATTGAGCAACACCATGTGAATCTTTCCAACACTCTAAATCTTGAAAAAGATTTAATAGATATGGATCATTTAAAAGAAAAGCAGTATCACGTGGTTCAAAGTTGTAAACGCGACCACCATGTGCAGCTCTGTTTCTAAAATCTAAACACATGAAGAGCGTTTCAGAAAAAAGTTTTACTATTATAGGGGATGAACTCGTAGTATCATCCAAGTTGTACATAATTTGTATTAATTCTTTCTTTTGCTGATTTTTGAATAAGCGTATTAAGTTGATTAAAGTACTGAAATAAGTTCCTTTTAATAATATCCAAGGAGGAACAATGTGATAATTTTCCCTGTAATATCTAATGGGATCTTTATCGGAAGCAAGATTCTGTCGAAGTGTAGATAAAATACCATTCAGACTAAATCTATCTTTGGTAACACTGCGGTCACGATAGTGTTTCCATTTTAAATATTCGTTATGATCTGTGCCCCAATTTCTAGCGATAACTTCTGCAGTTGCTGCACGAAGATGTTCTTCGAAATCTAACATGGCAGACATAATTGAGTTACGCAAATTGTGATCCAATATGAACAAAGAATATATTTGCTCAAAAGAGGTTCCTTGTTTATATTTTTTCTGATCATTTTCAATATTTACATAAGGAGCTTTATAGCTATTGATTATATTGTAATATCCATATTCAGCAAGTTGCGTTTTTGCAAAATCTTCATTTTCAAAGTAAAGATTTTTACTTTTAAGTTTCTGAATTTGTTCTCCTGGTGTTGAATATAAAATTTCTTTACTGGTATTCATCGTTATCTCCTTGGTATAACAAAAAAAGCCTGGAATAAATTCCAAGGCTCTTTTTGTGACCGGACACCAGTCATTCGCTAATTAGCTACATTATAGCATATGCAAAAGTCTTGTCAAGTATTCCTGTTAATAAATTATCAAAAAATATTAAAAATTTTATAGTGCAGCAGTTGCACCGGTGCAACTAAATATCATTTGGATTGCTAATCATTTTCTTTAATTTTTCTCTATCCCAAACTTTAACATTTAGACTTTCTGCCTCTTCCATGCCGTGGGGCGATAAATAGCTATTTGTCATGACAACGGCAATATCTTTTTTAAACATATTTTTTGCTGAAAAGGCAGCTTGGACGGCATCGTTAGGAACGGTATCGTTATAGCGTTTGCACTGAATAGCATATGAAATATCAGATTTATATGCAAATATATCTACACCATGATCGCCACTTCCGGATGTTACCGTTACATTATTAAAATGGTTCTTTTTAAGAATTTCTGCACATGCATATTCGAAGTCGTGTCCTTCCATTTTATCTAAATTTTCTAAATTAATATTTTTAGTTAATTCATTAGATGGTGATGGTATGTACATGCATTTTTCGTGAAATTCTTCCATTGAAACTAATACATCAAATTTATTCATTTCAGAATTATAAGATAAAACGTTCATGTTTTCTAATATTTCAAGATAATCAAGTATGTCATCAGGATCAAATTCTTCATACAATGTGCCTGCTCCATTTTCAATAGCTATCTCACCAATACATATAAGAAGCTCTTTATCGAAATCACTATATTTGCATTTGTATATGGACGGATCATAATGATCAATAAATTTTTCAAAAAAATCCTTTGACATTAAGATATTATTTTCCTTATCCAATATATGTGCATTTTGACCTTCTTCAAGAATTTTGTGCAAATCTTCTTTGGCTAAATGATATTCACGCATTAAGGCTACAGGAACAATTTTATTTGCATCAACAATTTCCCTCATAACACTTATAAAAAGTGGGTGTAATCCCTTTATAATAATTCTATCAGATTCATATGGCGAATTTGGAATAGTAACATCTTCATCATTTTCATGGTTATGAGCAGAAACTTTCTGAAATGTCTCGTGGCAATCGCTATCTACATTGTCTTTTAGGTGCAGATTATTATCATTGGAAATCTCTTGATTTACACGGTCATTGAAATTTTCAATTATATATTCTTTATTAGTCAGAATACGCTCTAAATCAAAAGAAGGTTTTGAAGAAAAGGGTATTTTATCCTCATATTTTTGCAATTCAGAAAGAATATCAATTATTTTATTCAAAGCAGAATAAAACGCAACATTATCTACGGTGGTATTAATTATAATTGCCAAAGCTTTTGCTTCGTTTATGCGATCTTGAACATATTTTTTGTCTTCATCATCTGGATTAACATATAATTTATCAGATATTTTTTCTTTATGAACAGAGGAATCATTTATTTTAAATTTGTCTAATAGTTTATCAAAAAACATTTTATCACCCAAACATTTTAAAGTTTACCAATTACTTTTCCAAGAGTGGCAGCAGTCTCATCCAGAGGAATGTTCTTGTAGTCTTTATTCAAAGAAATCAATTCTTTTTCACCAAGCTTTTTCACAAAGCATTCATTGTTGATCTGGAAGATGCCGATGTCTCCAACTTCGATCTCTTGTGTAGCTTCAACGAGGAGAATGTCTCCATCTTGAAATGCAGGCTCCATTGAGGAACCATTTACGCCAATTGCATAGCTGACATTCCTGTATTCAGGCTTATCAGGAATTTCAATATCCTTATCCGGAAGATTATCGATTACAAGCTGACCTGTTCCGGCAGAGGCATTTTTAAAATAGTAGCTGATCAGCCGCATTGGAAAAGCAGTAACAGGACGGGAAGCCTCTCCAAGCTTACCGTATTTTTCAATGCGTTCGGTTTCTTTATCCAGAGTAAAGTTCACTAATTCCTTACCATGGTCATCGAGATTACGATATTTTTTTACAAGATGTTCCATCTCATCATATGTTAATTCAAATGGGAAAGTTGTCTCATCCTGCCATAGAAAATTAGCATCTACATTCAACTCCTCCATCAATCTTCCGATAGTGTTCACATTTGGTTCCCTGGTACCTTTTTCATAACCTGTATAAGTAGATTTAGCGACACCTATCTTTTCAGCTATTTGTTCTTGAGTATATCCGATTTTTAAGCGGGCTTCTTTTAATCTGTCTGCGAATGCCACAATATACACCTCTTTTCTAATTAATCTTTAATTGGATAGTAGCATTAGTTTACTTATAAATCAATATAAAAAACGCATTTTGCAAACTTTTTTATGATCACATATTGACAAGAATGCAAAACGAGACTATTATACAGTAAAAGGTTGCAAAATGAGAACAAAGGAGGCGATAAGATGCAAATTGCAGAATGCAACAAACCAATAGCTGGAAATATTCAGAGAATTATTTCAGAAAAAGGATTAAAACAAGGAGCGGTTGCGGAAAGAGCTAACATTTCACCCAATGCGTTTAGTGCAATGGTAAGAGGGAGAAGACTTATTAAACCGTGTGACGTCTTAGATATCGCATCAGCACTTGGAGTGACAGTGAATGAACTGTATCAGAGAGGAGATGAGTAAAGATGAAGAAACATGCAGGAAGAAATATAGTAGCAATAGTATTAGCAGGTGTTGTAATAAAGCTATTGACAGAAATTATGCATTTGAGCATTGACAGATACCAGTTAAGTTGCATCTATATGCTTTTGTATTTGTGCATTACAGAAGTTTTAAAAGGAAATTAGTGATCCATGCGAGAGGAGATGAGGAAAAAGTGAAACCATACGAAGAAATGACACGCTGGGAATTATGGGATGCAATGCAGATTGCCGGAGAAATGAAGGACGGAAGAAACATGAGAAGAATTCATAAATGTCTAAAAAAATATAATGACGGCGTACCATTCATGTATCGATATCCATACTTTCCAATAATTCTTAGCATTGTGGCACTCATAATGCAGATAGCGACAGTAATAGTGAAATTATACTTATAACAAGGGCGCAAATGGAAACGGTTACTGGTATAAGAAAGCGAATAAAGTCAGATTTTACTTCAGCAATGTAGGATTTCCCTTTTTCGGATATCTTGACAGATATATATTCCAAGTTAATTGTTTCAAGATGGCCAGTATCAGAGTTGTATTGAGTTAAACTTTTATGTTTTGCATTTAAAAATCCGAGGTTATCAAGATATTTCACAATTTCTAGTTGACTTTCAGACATATTTGAGCAGTCAAGAGTATTGACTTTATATATTTTCCTAAAAAGTTGTTTTTGAGGTTTGGATAAATGAATCATGATTACTCCTTTGCATTTTATAAAGCATACCACAAAGGAGAAGAAAAAGACAGAGAGGAGATGAGTAAAGATGAACAAATTAGAAGAAATTCTTACTGGAATACCACAAGAGATAAAAACACTGGAAGTAGACACTGAAAAGAAGATTTTCAAGTTGAATGGTATCGATTTTGGAAAAGGATGTGAAGAATTTGTGATCAGTTGTACTGGTGGAGAAGGATTTAAGATTCGCATGGAACTTTCAAAACGTATTATCTATGCCAATTACGGAACAGACAATACGTTAGAAAGCGAACCAGAAGTAATAGAAAAAGCTACGGAATAAACTGGGAGATAAATTGAGCCAGCTCTTTAACGTTGTTTTTGAATCTGTTTTCCATGTATTCAATGGCATCTGATGTTAATTCAAAAGATCCAGTAACCCAGACTTTAAAGTAATGCAAATGTTGTAATTCTGAGCATGTGGAATGAAAATCATCCTCATGCCACGAAGAGAGAGAATCAGTCTCATGAATATAGTCTTCAGAAAAATAACGAGATTCAGTTTTTGACTGTCCTGATTTTACTCTTTCCAAGTAATCATGGTAACAGATACAGAGTAATGCTTCGGCATCTTTGGTCATAATAGACGTCTCCTTTCATAATACTCGGATACGGCAATGTCCTGTAAGGAGATTGTAACACCAAAATAATTCAATAGAAAGAGTGTCACGGACAACTTTTAAAGCATTAGATAAGAACAGGAGGTGCAGTGTATGGAATATAAGAGAGTAATCCAGGAATTTCCAAATGGTACCAATATCAACCTTATTCCAATCCTAACACCGGAAGAGGAAGAAAAGCGGCATCAGCGGTTGAATGATGCAGCTGTCAGGCTTCTGCTTGCCCAGGAAAAAAAGGATAAGGAAAAACAGATGAAAGTTGCCACGTAGGAAGTGGCGGAAGGACAAGCTATGAGAGTGATCATTGAAAATTATTCGAGAGTTCCATTGCCTGTAGCAGTTTTAATGGTTTTCTTAAAGCTGAATGGAAATTCAGATAAGGAAAAAGAGAGACATGTGGTAATCGAAAAGCAGGAAAAAATCGATGGAACGATCTTTACAGTGAGGGATGAATGATGAAAAAGAAAATTTTAGAAGGCGTAGGAATGCTTTTCGTAGCGATTGGCAGTTGTGAACAGCTTGTTATGTTTGCCTTGATAGGATTTTACCTGCTTTATAGAGCAGCGGAAGGAGAAGATTATGAAGATTGCAGCGAAGACGGAGATTAGTCCTCATGAGGAAGCACTGATTCAGGATTTTATAAAGCAAATGAAGCAGGAACATCCAAATTTGGAATTGTCTATGAATGACATTTATGATTCGGCACTTCGTACCGGAATAGACGCTGTGTTAGAGCAGATCCGTACAGACCGCAGACAGAAAATAATGGAGGACTGGATACATGGAACAAAAAGATACACAAGAAAAAATGATGAAGGAATATAGAACGTGGTTCGACATATTTAAGTCTCAGTTAATGCAGAGTGCAGATAGACAGAAGCATGCCACGTATCCGAAGATCCGGCAAGCAACTCTCGCGGAGGATGCAGAGAGATACGAGCAGCAGTTAACGGGAATGTTGCATCTTATCCTTGGATTAGAACTATTGACGGAGCAGGAGTATGAAAAGCTCAGTGAAGAAGTAAGAGAGGAATTTGACACAAAGAAACTATTTAACTTTGGATCTTATACAAGGACAGAGGTGTATGAATGCTGACAATAAATGAGACAGTGGACAAGCTGTATAAACAGCCGGAAAGATTTGAGCAGTGCATGGATGCAGGAGATTACTGCCGGGCAAAGTGGTGTTTTATCAACACAGTGTTCGTATCCAGCTTTATCGAATTGGACCAGGAAGCAGAGAGCAGGCTGCTTGGGATGTTTGAGGAAGAAAAAGTAAGAAAAGCGTTTGGAGGAAAGAAAGCAGATGTTGACGGATACAGACCTAGTTAAAAAGCTGAAGCTTCAGGCGGACATATTCGGACATCACTATAGCCGGAAAGAGTACATACAAGCCAAAATGACACGTGAGATCGCAGGCACGGTAGCTTTGTTTGTGGAAGCACCGGAAGATCTTAGGATAGAATTGTTTGGTGACAGACAGCCGGAAGCACCGATAGAAGGACTGTTCAATGAAGAAAAATGCATTAAGGCAGGATTTGAGTGCATTAAGAGAGGCTTTGACATGCAGGACATGACATATGAGGATGTCATGGCAATGGTAGACAAAAAAAGGGGTTAAGAAACTGACACTTTCTTAACCCTGTGAGTAAAAACGTTGGGAACGTATAACTCTTTTATTATATTACCATAAAAAGCCTGAAAATGCAAGGAAAACGGGGATTTTTCCCCGGTCTATTTAACAATATAAGTATATTAAACTTAGAAACATTTAGAGGTAGCCATGTATTGGAAGGACACATACGAGTTTTTAAACAGCAATGACATTGAGTATAAATGGGAGGGAAAATACGGAGCGAAGGGAGAGAAGAGACAGAAAAAGAAGAAAGTCACCCCGGAGCAGATGAAAAGGCAGAACCAGTGGAAAAAAGAACGGGAAGTGTGGAGAAAGATCAGGTGGAATTTTTTTGGAGGGGATCTCTGGACAACCCTGACATTTCCAGAAGGAACGAGGATGTCATTGCAGGAGATAAGAAAAATACTGAGTAATTTCTGGCAGAACATGAGAAGGGCATACAAGAAAAGGGGGAAGCAGTTACGGTGGATCGCACGAATCGAGATAGGGAAGCATGGAGGCATACATATCCACATTGTGGTGAATAAGATACGTGGCGAGCCGACAACAGATGAGCTGATCCAGAGGTACTGGAAGAAACACGGATATGTGAATTTCACACCATTGTATGAGGATGGAGATTTCCGTCGTCTGGCAAATTATATTACAAAACCACTGCCAGACGAAAACGAGGATGGATACGAGCAGCTATCACTATTTACACCGGAGGAGAAAAAAGAGTGTTCCACATATTCATGTTCAAAAAATCTGGTAACAAAAGAACCGGAACGAAAAAAGTACTACAGATGGACGGTCAGAAAAATCATAAAAAATGGACCAGAGCCGACACCGGGATATTACATTGATCCGGAAAGCGTGGTGTGCGGAGTTAATAAATACACAGGCTTATCTTATCTGCGCTACACGGAGATAAGAATAAAACCATTGGAAAGAGGCGACAGCGGATGAAAGAAGTGAGCATTTACATAGTGACCGGGATCAAGGGCAGATGGCAGCAGGACGGACATATAGGATATGCGCTGGAATATTACAAAGAATACAGCAAGTACCCGGCGGTGATTAGGGAAGTTGTACCGGTGCAACAGATGAATGAGAACCGTTCCACACTGGAAGCCCTGATACAGGCACTGCACCGGATGAAAGAAAAATGTATCCTGACAGTCTACACGGAATCCAAGTACCTGTACAGCGGATATGAGGACACAGAGTATGTAAAACGCTGGAAACAGAACGACTGGACGAGGTCGGACGGTCACGAGATAAAAAACCGGGATAAGTGGCAGGAACTTGACAGGCTGATGCAGGGGAATCTCATAAGGATTTTACTGAATGAGAGAAACGCTTATACCGAGAGTTTACGGGAAGAAATCAAAATAAAGGAGAGATAAATTATGGCATTATTTGAAAGATTTGGAGAATTTGACTCCGTGGAAGAATTGAACATGACCGCAGAGGGATTAAAGGAAGAGGGAGACCTTGAAAGCCTTAAGGTGCTGGCAGAGGAGAATGGACTGGATGCAGCAGACGCAGAGGATTATGCAGACGGAATCGTGACGGAGCTGGCAAGTGACCTAATGGCGGCAGCGGGAAAGATTGCAGTCGAGAGCAAGGCGCTGGGCATTGATGGGATCATGTCAGACTGGAAAGACACTGTGATAGAGGAATGTGCGGAAGACAAAGCTTTCTGTGCAGCAGTCAGAAAAAAGGGAAAATACCTGAAAGAATACATGGCAAAGCTGATCCAGTACTCTTTTGAGAATAAAGTACCGGTAAGTGCCGAGATCCTTAAGATCACAAAAATAAAACATAACGGAAAACTGGAAAATTTCAATGGTCCGCTTTACCTCGGCATTCCAAACAGAATGGAAGTAAGAAAAATAGCCAGAAAGTATTATTTGGGAGAGTAGAAAGATGCTTGCATATAAAGGATTTAACAGCAATCTTACCTGCACAATGGGAAAAGAAACGTTCCAGTATGAGCAGGGAGTGAAGTATACAGAAGAAAATGCACACTGCGGTGCAGACGGATTCCATGCAACAGACGATCCACTGGGAGTATTGAGCTATTATAACAAATCGGATGACCGCTATTTTCTGGTGGAACTCGGCGGAAATATCGACGAGGACGGAGTAAACAGCAGGATATCTGCACCGGAGATCACACTCATGAGAGAACTGTCAAAAACAGAGATGTACATGAGAGGTCTTATATGGATGTCCAGACATCCAAAAGCGAAGAGGGCGACAGTTGTACGTGAAGAAACCGGGGATGCAGCAGGATCAGGGTATGTGATCGTGAGAGGAAAACATCCGAAAGCCAGAGGAAAGAAAGGTGATCTGCTTTACATAGCAAAAGAGAACAGAGCCGGAGAGATAACAGATGCCGGTGTATATGAGATCGGGATAGATGGTTTCGAGGAAGATGTCTTTTATGGTGTAGACGGAAAGGCGGTACACGATGAATAAAAAAGAATTGGAAAAACTGCGGACGCTGAACGCAACAAAAAGCATGATAGAGGCATTACGGATGCCGGGAAAGAAAAATGACTGGAACGGTAAACAGCATAAATACAGATATTGGCTTGCGGCGAGATGCCAGCAGTTCGGTGGAATATTAAAAGTCTCGATCTGCACGAGGGAGGATATTGAGAAGAATATCTTAAAACCAAAATGGGATATTTTCATCAATTATGAGGGAGAAAGCTATATCACAAGAGAGAGGCAGGAAGACGGAACGTATAAGTGGCGTAAAGCAATGATCGACAACCTGGAAGAATGGTATACGGGCAGAAGAGAATATGATTTTTATATGTATTTCAACAAAGGTGGAAAGTATACAGTAAGAAAACTGTTAAAGACAGTAAATACAGGAAGTGCCGGGATCATGGAGTGGCAGCAGGGGTGCAAAAAAAGAAGGGAAGATGAGCGGATCAGGAAGTTGACAGACCGGTGGGATGAAGTGATGAAGCCGGTAGGGAAGCCGCCGAAAGGCTTTAGGGACTGGTATGAGCATAACGGCTTTGACGGAAGTAATTTTATTTACTATAAAGGTGCCGGTGCGAAGACCGGGTACTGCACATCCTGCCTGAAAATGGTACAGCTTGACGTAAAACCAAAACACAACATGTCGGGAAAATGCCCGGTATGCCATAAGATCATAAATTATGTTTCACGCGCAAAAAAGAAAAATGACGTCCATGTGAGGTGCAGGGCATTTACATACATCCAGCGTTATAAAGACGGGCTCATCCAGCGGAGGTTTATAGCAGGAAGAACAGACAAAGTGAATGCACTGGGTGTAAACAAGTGCGATTTCTGGGAAGAGGAGACACACCGGCAAATCGTGAGCACAGGCGGGGTAAAGGTATACGTGTACGGGGAATACAAAAAAAGAAAAATATGCTGGCATGAAACAGACTTATATTGTGTTCCGTCTGACGGCAGCAGGGTGTATGAAAGAAATCTTTCAAATGTATTCAGACACTACAGGACATCCTATCCTATCGCAGTAAAAAGTGGATGCGTGGAAGATATCGGGCGTTATCTGAAGAAAGAAAAAGAAAGGCCTCTGATAGAGATGTGCATGAAAGCAGGGCTCACGATGCTGGGAAGGTATTTCCTAAATGATTGGGGGTATAACAACACAGAGAAAAATATAAATGCACACGAACTTGGAAAGATGCTCTGCATTGATAAGGGGAGGTTAAAAAGACTAAAGGATATAAATGGGGACGGAAAGATTTTGAAGTGGCTGCAGGAAGAAAAGAGAAATAACACCATATACCAGGATGAGGACATCAGGATCTTATGCGAGGCAGACATCTACCCGGAAGACACAAAACGCAAAAATCCTTTTCAATATCTGTCCATACACAAAGTCTGCAACTATCTGAGAAAACAGCAGGAGTACAGAAGATCACTTGGAAGAAAAGAGAATATGTGTTATCTGTGGAGTGACTGGTGCGATTATGTGGACATGATGCAGAAAATGAAAATGGACTGCACGGTAGAACTGCTTTTAAAACCGAAAGACCTCACAGTGGCACACAATGAACTGGTGGCGAGGATATCACTTAAGAATTCAGCAAAAGAAATAAAGGAAAAAGAAGAAAAATTCCAGAATGCAAAGAGCCTGGTAGAATCCGGAGAACTTATAAAGTATGAATACAGTGAAGGCGGGTACTGTATCGTTGCACCAAAAAGTATCAAGGACATTTACGAGGAAGGAATTGTATTAAAGCACTGTATTCACACATGTGATATTTATTTTCAGAGAATGGATATCAGGGAAACATACCTGCTGTTTTTGAGAAGGGCAGCAAGACCGGATGTACCGTGGTACACGCTCGAGATTGAGCCGGGAGGAAATATAAGGCAGAAAAAATCAGTGCTGAATGAAGCCTATAAGGATCTGAATGATGCAATGCCGTTTTTGAAAAAATGGCAGCAGTGGGTAAAGAAAAATCTGTCGGCAGAAGATAAGAAACTGGCAGAAAAGAGCAATAAGGCAAGAATTGATGGATACAAACAGTTAAGAGAAGAAAAGAAACTGATCTGGCACGGCAGGCTGCAGGGAACACTGCTTGCGGACGCACTGGAAAACGATTTCATGGAAGTTGTATAGGAGGAGAACAATGGAACAGGTAATAGGATACAGATCATATCAGGAATATAAGCAGGAACTGGATACAGAACTTAAGAAAACCGCAGAGGGATTTGTCCGTATCGGATATCTGTTAAAAGTGGCACGGGATACCAGTATTTTAGCGGAAAGCCAATATGACAATGTAGTAGATTTTGCACGTGCAGAGTATGGTCTTGACAAGACACAGGTAAGCAGGTTCATGAACATCAATGATAAGTTCTCAGAGGGTGGATATGCGCCGGAGCTGAAAGCAGAATATCAGGGATTCGGGTATGCAAAATTATCAATTATGCTTCTGCTCCCGGAAGATGTCAATAATGTGCTGACACCGGATTATAGCAAAGCAGAGATCCAACAGATCAAGGACGAAGTAGACGAAGAGAAAAAAACGACAGATATCGAGGTCATTCTGGAAGAAAAGGACAGTGTGCAGCAGTCATTTGACACAAACATTGAAAAAGCTGTGTATCAGCTCGGAAAGGATGCACCGGAAGTCTACAAGAGACTGTGGGAATCCTCAGTAAAGAACGGAGAGTCAGGAAAACGGTTTATCGAGAATCTGATACCGGATGAAAAAGCGATGTATATTGTGCGGATTCCGGGAGCCGGCAGATGTATGTTGAGCATGAAAGCGGAAGAGGATGCGGTAAAACTGATCAATATCAGGGATTCCTCAGCGAATGAAACCTACACAAAGCAGGAATTAGAGGATGCACTCAAAAAAATGATGCCAGATACAGACACATGGGGAAAAGCATGGCAGAGCCTTTACGGTGAAAAACTTCCGGCAGAGAAAAATGCAGCAGTTGCACCGGTGCAATCAAAGGCGGCACCAAGAAAAGAAAGTAAGGTTATCGTTCCAAAGAAACCGGAACCTGAGAAAAGCGTGCCAGAATCGAAAGAAAACGTTTCGAAAACAGTACAGAAACCGGAAATGACATTGAATGATGTAAATCCGAAGATTCCAGCGCCTGATCCAAAACCAGTTGAAGAGGATGTACCGGAAGAAAAGCCGGATGTGCAGCAGGATACCAATGAGCAGATACCGGGACAGGACGAGATCGAGAACCACCCGGAGTATATGCCGGAAAAGAAAACAAAAAAGCAGATCATTGAGGATGCCAAGAGAACGGTTGAAGCTATCCGCTTAACTCTAAATGACTGGGAATATACGATACCACAGGGAATGATTGCAACCATATTAGATCGTGTTGAATATTTAAAAGATACTTTACAGGAGCTGGTCAAAGGAGATGCCAATGAGGATGATGTTTAGGATCAGGCTTTTCATCTGGTCCGTATGGATGCGGCTGCCAAAGCCATGGTTAAAGAGGAAATACCAGAAAGAGATCGAGCGGATGCAGCAGGCGGTGAAGAGATGAAAAAAAGCAAGAAAAATAAGGTCAACTACAATTTTCCCAAAGAAACCTGTGAACTGATCGCAGAAAGGGATGGTAATGAGTGCCTGTTCTGTAAAATGCAGTACCACATGGACAAGTGCAGATCAGAAATGCTTTTAGGAATACCGGACATCATGCATTACATAAATAAAAGCCAGGGCGGACTAGGCATTGAGGAAAATGGTGTGCTTGGCTGTCGCTATCACCATGGATTGCTGGATAACGGCAACTTAGGACTACGGCCGGAAATGTTAGAGATTATGAAAGAGCACCTCATGCAGCAGTACCCGGACTGGTCAAAGGACAAGCTTGTCTATAAAAAATGGGATTTTCCAACTTTTGGATAATATATCACGGTAACTGTCGAGAGAGGATTTCCGGAAGCGTAGCTGGGGCTTCCGGAAGAAAGGAGAATTATGAAACAGCCAAGTAAACCGACAAGAGCACAGAAAGTGATTATTTCTGCACACAAACTAAGACCGGAAAACTGGATGGTCGTATACGAGAGCAAGGACACATTGGAAGTCATCAGTAAAAAGACATCCATGCGGAAGGTTTTGAATAAGTGAGGCGGAATCATGCAAAAGAAATGTAAATATTGTGGGAAAGAATTTGACGCTACGAAATCAAAGCGTCTGTATTGCAGTGATAAGTGTAAAAAGAGTAGATGGAGAGAAAAGGATAAAAAGCGGAAATACGGTGTGCATATGGAAAATCCGAATGCAGCAGTCGTTGATATAGCGGTAAAGGCAAGGGAAGCCGGTATGACATACGGACAGTATGTAGCGAAGATGGGAGGCACGAATCATGCGGAAAAACACAAAAAAATATAAAAGAGAGCTTGCAGCAGCAAAAGCAGATATCAAGAGATTACTCAGTGAGGAGCATGTGCCGTGTGAATTTTGCAGATATGAGGCACGAATGGATGTACCGTGCACGCAGGGTAATAAAGAATGGTGCAGACAGCATGCAGTATGGAAAGGATGCGGAGGAAAAATATCATGACACATGAATTAAAAATACAACCAAAATATTTCCGGGCAATTCTGGATGGAAAGAAAACTTTTGAAATCAGAAAAAATGATAGGGGATACAAAGTCGGAGATAAAGTAGTTTTAAAAGAATGGAAGGATGACAAATATTTAGGTGGAGAAATCCATGGTGTCATTAAATATATGATCGGAGACGAATTTGAAGGACTGCAAGACGGATATGTAGTTTTTTCCATCGGGATTTACAAAATAGTACGGTCGGCAGATTAGTGAGTTAAATTAGAATTTAGGAGAAGATTGTATATGGAAAAAGAAAAAATAAAATGGCTGGAATGGAGTGGAAATGTTGAAGAATGGGGCAAGATAGAATGCCCGATGCTAGGAAATGAATGGGTAATGACGTATTACCCAAAAGGTACGCCTTGCTATTATTCTTACACTGCTCCTTTTATGGATGAAAGCGGAGACGTATGCTACTACAGATTTGACCATGACGAAGGATGCTGGGATGAAGATGTTATGTATACCATATGTCAGAGTGAAGAGTATCAAGAGAGCATGATTTTTAAGATGTAAACTGAACATGAGGTAGAAATAATGGATGCAAAGAGAAAAGCAATACCAAAAAGCATTAGAATGACGGTATATCAGAAGTGCAACGGTCATTGTGCTTATTGCGGATGCAGCTTGGAATACAAAGATATGCAAGTAGATCATGTGATACCTCTGAATGGTTGGAGCGAACAGGGGACAGACACGGTTGACAATATGCTTCCTGCTTGCCGAAGCTGCAATCATTATAAGAGTAGATCTACACTGGAAGGTTTTCGGAAAATGGTTGCTGCTATGCCTGATACTTTAATGCGCGATAGTAATACATACAAAAATGCTGTGAGGTTTGGACTGGTGATACCGAATAAAAAGCCGGTTGTTTTCTATTTTGAGGAAAATAACTAAACTGAACTTTAGGTTATATTGGTGATTGAAAATCGTTCCTGGAGTATTATAATATATATTAAATGATAAAGGTGGCGATTACGAAAGATGAAAAAGTTTTTTAAATTTTGTTGGTACAAGAAAAGCGAACTATTGGTTCTGTTTGTGGCAAATTTATTTGTTGCTGAATATTTATTTGAAATTTTTAAAATATTTAAAATTGTACCAATGGTTTTAGTAGCAATCGTTTTAACATTTGGGATAATAGTGTATGGATATTTAAATAATAAGGATTATTTTAAACGATTGTATGTAAAGGTATGCATAGAATACAAGATAAGAGATGAGTATAAGAACTATAGTGAAATAAAAAAAATTATAGAAACATATATGTTCGAAGGACAGTTAAATGTTAAACAGAATATTGCGGTTATTGAATCAGCAATAGAGAAAGAAAAAGCGTTTAATATTTTTAATTCTGCACTACTAACTATATGTGGGGCAATAATTGGAGTGGTATATGGAGAGAATATATTCATAAATTTGCAAATGATGATTATATATGTATTATTATTTTTAATGTATTATGTAGTAGGTAGCAATATCCCTAGAAGTGCTTTTATAAGAAAGGTAATAGATAGTATAGATATACCAGAAAAATAATACATAATAATATAAGTGAAAAGTGCTTATATGAGATGAAGAAAAGGATTAGAAAATTATTACAATAATTAGCGCCATAGAGCCGAATGTATAGAACATAAATGTTTTATATGTCCGGCTCTTTTTATTTTGGAGGAAAGATGTATAGGACACAAAGGAATTATGAAAATGTACAGCGAATGCTATTTAATGGAATTGGGGAGTATGACATACCACAAATAGAATCTATACAATTTAATAATGCAGAATTTATCGGGTTTAACTATGCCAGAAGTGCAAAGAACCCAGAGGATAAGGCAGTGCATTTCTTTCTGGATGATTACCAGTTCAATAGAGTATGGACAGACGCAGATAGATATATTCCGATGTTGCAGCGGTTCAAGTACGTATTAACGCCAGATTTCAGCTTGTATACGGACTTTCCGAAAGCCTTGCAGATATACAATCATTATCGCAAGCATTGGCTGGGTGCGTACTGGCAGATGCATGGTATCAATGTCATTCCTACGATTTGTTGGAGTAATCGGGAATCTTTTGAATGGTGTTTCGATGGAGAACCTACACAAAGTGTTGTTGCAGTATCTTCCGTTGGAACACAAAACAATAAGGAAAAGAAACAATGTTTTCTGGATGGCTATCATGAGATGGTGGAGCGGTTACAGCCTACACAGATTATCTTTTATGGCAGAGTACCAGATGAATGCAAGGAAAATATTATACACATAAAGCAGTTTAGTGAAAAATGGCATGAAGCGGAGGTATCACAATGGTAGTAAATTTACAATTTTTGGGTGGGCGTGGTAGTTCTGGTGGACTGGGTGGCAGCAGCGGAGACCAGAGAAGAAGCACACGCGGCAGACGCGGAGAAAGGAAAGACATTTAATGGGCGGCAGAGGAGCGAGTAGTGGGATAAGCGATAGCGGCAAACGATATGGAACTGAGTACAAGACCATTGCACAATTCGGAAATGTAAAAGTAGTCCGAGCCAATGATGGCGGAGCGAAGGCTCCGATGGAAACAATGACACCAGGGCGTGTATATGCTACAGTAGATAAATTCAACGACATTAAATATATCACATTTCATGATGCTGAAGGGGAAAGAGTGAAGCAAATTGATGTGAAAGGAAAGAAGCATAATGGAGCATTGCCACACACTCATAACGGATATGAACATGACGAATATGGAACATATCCAGGATTGTCTGGGAAAGACGAAAAGTTAGTAAATAATGTATTGCAGCAATGGGAACGCAAACGAAAGAAATTGAATTTATAAATGGGATATGGTATATTTAAGTTGCAAGGCTATAGTTCACAGAGGAGAATACCGCATAGCGGAGAGCCCGGTGCAATTCCGGGTAACTTGCATAAGGTAGAAGATAGTTTAGGCTGGCAGAACAGGTTGATAGACAAGGCATCGGTTCAATTCCGGTTGACTACCAAGAGGATGTACCATAACGGTATGTCCTTTTTATTTAAAAGTGCAGCAGTTGCACCGGTGCAACTTGTTGACTTGCATCAAAAAAGAAAATATAATATGTGTAACAGAGCCGATGAGCCAAATACATGGAGGAAAACCGTGTATTTGGCTCTTTTTTTATGTTTTTTTTCGGAGGTGGCAGCAGGATGAATGCAAACAAAACGATTCAAAAATTGCAGATGGCAATATTGCAGCAGGGTTTAGCTGTTACCGTAAGCCGGAGACAATTTTTTTCAACAAAAACTCAACATTTTATAACAATTACAGCATTAAATATTAAAGTTCTTCACTTTTTTAAGAAAAAAGGAGAGTGGAAAGAGCAGAATTACGAGATTATGAGCAGTGCTTCCCAACTGGAAATTATTGAGTGCCTGCTGGAAATATATAAGGCAGTCAGTGGATGAAGAAAATAACGCCAAAACAAAAGAAATTCGCGGATTTTTACATTGAATGTGGAAACGCAACAGAAGCAGCAAAGAGGGCGGGATATTCAGAGAAAACCGCCTATTCTATTGGACAAAGGTTGTTGAAAAATGTTGAAGTATCTGCCTATATAGCAAAGAGGCAGCAGGAAATTGAAAGTGAGAGACTCTGTACGCTGAAAGAAATACAGGAATTTAGAAGTCGTGTGATACGAGGTGAGGAAAAAGATGCCTTTGGTTTGGACATTGAAATATCAGACAGATTAAGTGCATGTAACCAACTTGAAAAAGCTTTAGCAATTGAAGAGATGGAGAAAGAGAGAAGAAAGCGTGAAGAGGAAGCTTTGAACAGGGGAACGTATCATACAGATCTGGATATTGTGGCAGATACATTTCATTCAGTTGTGAGAGATATCAGGAAACATGGACACAGAGAATATGTTTTTGAAGGAGGACGAGGAAGTACCAAATCATCCTGTGGAACAATCATTCCTTATGAAATTATGGAAAACAATCATAATATCCATGCATTGGTGATCAGAAAAGTAAAAGATACATTGAGAGATTCCGTATATGCACAAATGCAGTGGTCATGCGATAAGCAGGCGGAGAACCCAATGTTTGACCGTGATAACTGGAAGTTTGGACTAAGCCCACTCGAAATAACATATACACCGACTGGTCAGAAGATATATTTTCGAGGTGCGGATGATCCTGGAAAGATTAAATCTATCAAACCGCCATTTGGCTATATCGGGATCGTAATTTTTGAGGAGTTAGATCAGTTCAGCGGACCGGAGGAAGTGCGAAATATAGAACAGTCTGCCATCCGTGGTGGTAACGATGCATATGTATTTAAGTTTTTTAATCCACCGAAGAGTAACAGTAATTGGGTAAATATCTATGTAAAGACACCAAAAGAATCAATGGTCGTACACCATTCAACATATAAAGATGTGCCGCAGGAATGGCTTGGAAGAGATTTCATAGAAGAAGCAGAGCACCTGCGGGAGGTAAACCCGGATGCATATGAGCATGAATATATGGGTGTGGCGAATGGGAATGGAGGAATGGTATTTGATTATTTGGAACTGAGAGAGATTACAGATGATGAGATTGCAAGAATGGATCGTATCTATCAGGGAGTAGACTGGGGATGGTTTCCTGATCCTTACGCATTTATCAGAAGTTACTATAATCCGGCACAGGAAAAGATATATCTGATTGCGGAAAACGTAGTCAAAAAGACAAAGAATACACAGACAGGGCAGTGGATCATTGATCATGGATATGATGACTATGAAATTGTATGTGATAGTGCTGAGAAAAAATCTGTAGGTGACTATGTTGATATCGGGTTACCGGCAAGACCTGCAATTAAAGGACCAGGAAGCGTAGAGTATGGGATGAAATGGTTGCAGGGAAAGACGATTGTTATTGATCAGGCGAGAACACCTCATGCATATAAAGAATTTACAGAATATGAGTATGAGAGAGACAAAGATGGGAATGTGATCAGTGGGTATCCGGATGCTGATAATCACACGATAGATGCCGTGAGATATAGTTATGAACCACTGTGGCGTAGAAGTGAACATAAAGCTTAGGAGGATGAAATGGGAATTATACAGACACTTGGAATGTGGAAAGAGAGGATAATAAGAATGTTCAAAGGAAATATCAAAAATGAATTTGGTGTGACAGGAATTACTTCAAATGCAATGGAAGATGCAATAACAGATTGGATGGATGTATATCAGGGAAAAGCATCCTGGGTTGATCATACCAAAGGAATCAAGACAATTAAATTTGCAAAAGCTGTGTGCTCAGAGACAGCCAGACTGACCAATCTGGCACTGGGAATCACATTCGATGGCAGCAGGAAAGACTATATGACAGAATGGTGTGAAAGGGCAATCATGCCGAATCTGCGCCGTTGGGTAGAATATGGCTGTGCAAGCGGCACGATTATTATAAAACCAAACGGAGTGGGTGCTGACTTTGTGACACCGGACAGATTTGAAATTGTTGGGAAAGATGGAAATGGACTGATTGCCGGGATTATATTTGAAGATCGCTACAGAGAGAATGATAAATATTATACCAAGCAGGAATATCACAGATTTTTTGATGCAAAGGTCAATTATGGAGATGGTGATTACAAGAGTGTGAAATATTACCAGATTTCCAATAGGGCATATGTAAGCAGCAATTCAGGAGAACTTGGAAAAGAGATTGAATTAAGCCAGACAAAATGGAATACTTTACTGCCGGATGTATCAATTACAACAAAAAATGAAGTTGGCTTAAATGGGATGATGTTCGGGGTGCTTCGGATGCCGGCGGCCAATGACATAGATGTTGACAGTCCTTTGGGAATGGCAATCTATTCTGACGCGATGGAAGAATTAAAAGATTTGGATATTGCATACAGCAGATACAGTGAGGAAGTGAAGGACAGCAGAGCGTTGGAACTGATCGACAGAAGACTTGTAAGAGAACCGGGACACAAGGTAAATGAGGAGGTTGAACTGGATTTACCGAAACATTTCATTCCGGTATCGGGCGAGGGGGATCAGGAATTTTACCAGGCGGTGGAAAGACCTTTGAAGGTAGATGAAAGAATCAAAGGAATCAATGCACAGCTTTCATACATTGGCTATAAATGTGGGTATTCCAATGGATATTTTGTGTTTGACCAGAAAACCGGGATGGTAACAGCAACGCAGGTGGAATCAGACGATCGCAGGACCATACAGTTGATTAAAGATATCAGGGATGCATTACAGGTATGTCTCGATCAGGTTTTTTACGCGCAGTCAGTATTTGCCGATTTATATAATCTGGCACCGGTAGGAAATTACACAGCAAATTATGCCTTTGGAGATATCACGTATAATTTTGAGGAAGATAAAGTGCATCACTACAATCTGGCGGTACGGGGCATTTATCCGTGGGAAGAATACTATGTGAAGTTTTTAAAATATTCCAGAGAAGAGGCAAGAGCATTAATTGAACAGGCAAAATCAGAGAACCAGGCTGATGGAATAGAATATGACGAGGAATAATATATGTTGACACCAGAATATTTACAGGAGATCACAGATAAAAGTGAGAGCCTTGCAGCAGGATTAAAAGAATATATCATAAAACGGATTGTGCGGAGTATTATGGTACGCTTGCAGCGAGGAGAGGAATTTACGCTTTCCCAGACAAATATGTGGAATATACAAACGCTGCAGGAATCTGATTCGCTTTTGGTGGATATTATGAAAGAGATAAAAAAACAGACAGCAGAAAGCAATAAGGTTGTAAAGAAGGCTTTTAAGGATGCAGGAATTACAGCACTCAGATATGAGGATGCAGAGTATGAAGCCGCCGGACTTGCAGCAGCGATTGGCACAAAAATGTCACCGGAATATATCAGAATCCTTGAAAGAAATTATGAAGCAACAAAGGGAGAATTAAAGAATCTTACAGGAACGATTGCTAAAGCGGCGCAGGTAACATTTATTGATGCCTGTGATGAGGCTCTATTTAAAGTTCAGACAGGAACATGCAGCAGATCACAGGCAGTGAAGGAAGCAATTGACAAGGCTGTAAAAGAAGGCGGGACGGTAAGCTATCCATCAGGACACAAAGATACAGTGGAAACGGCAACTCTCCGGGCAGTCAGAACAGGGATTGCAAAGGCGGCTGGTGATATAGCATTAAAGCGGATGGCGGAGATGGATGTGTGGGCTGTTTTAACATCTGCACATGTTGGAGCCAGAAGTACGCCGATACCAGAACCAGCAAACCATGAATCGTGGCAGGGACAGGTATTCTATGTGGATCTGGTAAAGTTGGGACTTGCAAAAGAGTACACAAAAGAAGCTGAGAGAGCCAAAAGTTTACACCCTGATTTTATTGAAAAGACCGGGTACGGAACTGGCGAGGGAATATTAGGCTGGAATTGCAGACATTCCATCGGTACATGGATAGATGGAGTGAGCAAAAATAACTACAAGAAAATCGATACAGAAGAAAATAAAAAAGCGTATGATTTGCAGCAGGCACAAAGAAAACTTGAGCGCACGATCAGAAAGTGGAAGATACAAAAGAACGGCTATAAGGAGGCAATGGACAAAGCTGAGGATGACGAGACCAGAGAAGCACTTGACGCTCAATACCAGAAAGCAAAAGAAAAAGTGGCATATTATAATAAAAAGTATGGACAATTCTGTGAAGAAAATGATTTGAAACTACAATATGACAGGTTATATGTTGGTGATCCGTCAAAAAAAGTGATTGATAAAAGTGAAGTGAAAGCATATAATATGGACAAGAGGTGATAGAATGCGAGAAAAAGAAACATTCTGGTATCCGTGCCCCGATTGTGGGGAAAAGATGTTGAAAGTACGGCGGGACACAGTATTAATATCATTTCCGGCATATTGTAAACATTGCAAGGATACGAAGATTATTACAGAAATCGAGCCCCTAAGTAAAGTGATGAGCCATTGAGCCTAATACATGATGAAAGTCGTGTATCAGGCTCTTTTTTTATTTCGCGGAATGGCAGCCGCATTGCCGAGTCCGGGGGTAAGGACAAATCCTAATGCTGCTGGCGAGCAGGTAAAAGATACGGGAAGAGGAGGATATGCAACATGAAAAATATTTTTAAAATTTTGGAAGGTCTTGGGATTGAGGTGCCAGAGGATAAGAAAAGCACTCTGGAGAAGGAAGTTCATGAGAACTACCGCACCAAGAAGGATTATGACGATCAGGTGGAAAAAGCAGAATCGACACAGAAACTGTTGGATGAGACAGCGGATAAACTGAAAAAGTTTGATGGTGTGGATGTGGCAGATCTTCAGGAAAAGTTGAAAGAGACGACTGAAACATTGGAGAACGAGCGCGCAGACCGCAAGAAAAAAGAGGAAGAGGCTGAGAGACACGCTACGGTAGCAGAATATCTGAAAGAAAAACGTTTCGTAAATGATATTACCAGAAATGCCATCACGGCAGAGCTTGAAAAAAAGCTTGCGGATGATTCAGCCAAAGGAAAATCAATGGATGATCTTTTTAACGCAATGGTCAAAGATTCAGAAGGAAAAGACATTCCAAACATTCTGGTATCGGAACAGGCAGAGGATGATGCAGATAATGCAGCAGTTTTCACGGAGCCGATGGGAAACCAGACAGACACAAGAATTAAGGGAGATCCAAATAACATGGATTTCGAAACGTACAAAAAATGGAGAGAGCAGAATAGCTAAGAGAGGAGAATAATATGCCGAACAATTTTTTAACACCGCAGATTATTGCAAATGAGGCTTTGATGGTTTTACAGGCAAATCTTGTTATGGCCAATCTGGTCCATAAAGATTATTCAAAAGAATTTGTGAAGGTTGGAGACACGATCACGGTAAGAAAACCAGCGAAGTTCATTGCTAAGAACTTTACAGGAGAAACATCAAACCAGGATGCAACAGAAGGATCAGTACTTGTAAAGATGGACAGATTCCGCGACGTTACTGTTCCGGTAACATCAAAGGAACTCACGCTGAACATTAAGGATTTCTCAACACAGATTGTCACTCCGGCAATGCAGGCAATCGCACAGGCAATTGATGAAGACCTTATTGCGGTCGGACTGGAACATGCGAAACACATCGTGAAAGGAAATGCGAGAGCGACAAAGCCGGAAGATATCGGTAATATGGCAAAGCTCTTTGATGTTGCGAAGGTGCCGTTAGCAAACAGACGTGTTGTTATGCATCCGACACATAAGTATCGCTATGTAATGTCTGATAATATGTCAAAGGTATCGGAATCTGGAAGCGAGAAAGCTTTGAGAGATGCAGAGATTGGAAAAGTATATTCATTTGATACCTATATGGATCAGAATTGCCCGGATGCACCTGTGGCGACAGGAACAGCGACCGCATATAAAGTTACTGCAAAGAAAGGCGAGGAAACAGTAAAACTTACAGATGTGGATGCAGCTACTGGCACTGTGAAAAAAGGTGATTCCTTTATCGTTGAAGGATATAAATATACGATCGTGGAAGAGGCTACTGCGGTGGGCGGAACAATTGAAACTGTAAAGATTGACCAGCCACTGCACGCAGATTTCACAGCAGTGGATGCATTATTGATCAAAGAGCCAAATTCACTGGCATTTCACAGAAACGGAATTGCTCTGGTAACAAGAAATCTTTCGCTTCCTATGGGTGCATCAAAAGCATATATTGCATCTGCCAATGGTCTTGGTGTGAGGGTTGTAATCGATTATGACACAAAACATAAGCAGGATACAATTTCGTTTGATATTATCTACGGAATCAAGGAACTTGATGAAGAGATGATTGGAAAGATCAAGGGCTAAATATGGGATACACATCATACGACTTTTACAGGCAGAAATATTTTGGTGAAAGTGTAAGTGAGACAGAGTTTCCAAAATGGAATGAGAAAGCCAGCGATAAGCTTGATTTTCTTACCTCCGGAAACATCAGGAAGATCGGATACGCGCAGCTTGAAGAATTTGCCAGAGAGCAGATACAGAAAGCTGTGTGTAGACTGGCTGATGAAATGCAGGCTATTGAAAAACGTACAGCAGAATATGACGCAGGAAAAGTGATCAAGTCACATTCGGCAGGAAGTGAAAGCATTAGCTTTGAGGTAGGAAAAAATAAATTAGATGCTATCCTCACAAGCCAGGAGAAGCAGAATATGTATCTTTTGGCAGCAGCCGAAGAGTATTTACAGAATGTAAGCCCAAATCTGTTTTACAGAGGATATGAGTAAAAAGCAAAGACCAATGGATGATCTACAGATTTGAAATTGGTCTTTTTTAAAAGGAGAGTCATGTATACAGATACAATCACAGTATTCAACCAGCAGAAGGTAAAAAAGCAAATCACATGGTATCCAACCGTGATCCGCGGAGTTGAGTTACAGATTACTGCCGGGCGGAATAGAAGTACAACAGGATTGGAAAATGCGGATTCTGCCAAAGTATTCATAAAATATGAAAATAGCAATGAAAAGATGCTTGTTGAAACATCACCAGAAGAAATAAGAGAGTATTTAAAACCAAAGTCGTGGAACGCTTATACCGAGAAAAATCAGGCTTTTACGTTTCAGGAGGGGATAGATTTCTTTATTCAGGGTGAGTATCAGGAAGAGACAATCATGGATACTGACTATGAAGATGGGTTCTTAAGCTATATGAGTGATCGTTATGATGATTTATTCCTTGTAAATAAAGCAGATTTATATAAGACAATCCCACATTTGGAGATTGGAGGCAGGTAATGGCAAAAGGGTTTAAAGCGCAGCATTTTGAAGATTACAGTATTGTTAAAGGTAATGTTAAGGTCAAGCTGAATTTGAAACAATATGGTGAAAAACTCCAAAAAGCCCAATATGATTTAGATGGTCAAATTATGAATAATATGAAACCCTATATGCCGTATCAGGCAGGAACATTTCAGCAACAGACAGTCACAAGGAGTACGGCGCTGCAGGGAACTGGGAAAGTATGTGCTGGTGCTCCGCCGATGGGAAGATTCTTATATGGTGGAAAAGTCATGATCGGTGAGACAAGCAAAAGCCCATGGGCCATGGAGGATGAAACTAAAGTTCTGACTGACAGAGATTTGGAATATGCAAATCCGGATGCTACAGCACAATGGTTTGAAACTGCCAAAAAAAATCATATGGATGATTGGGTGAAATGTGTTGAAGATAGTCTGAAAGGAAATTGATCATGGAAAAAGAACAGCTCAAAAATGATATAGAAGGTCAGAAAGCAATAACGAATGCATTAATGGATCTTTTAAATGCATATCCGGTACTGAAAAGCACACAGAGCATAGACTTTTCCTTCCTGGAAGAATCAAAAGGAATTGCCTTTTATGCTTTGGGCGGTGCGGTTATTATCTCGGACAAAGAAAGTGTAACCGGTAATGTGGAATTGAAATGTCAGTATCCATTTACTGTCGTGTTCCGCGATAAGCCGGTGAGAGAGAACAGAAGAATTGAGATTTGCACTTTTCTTGATAATCTTGGCAGGTGGTTAGAAATGCAACCGATACCGACAGAGGACGGAATGCAGCAGTTGACAGAATACCCGGAGCTGACCGAAGGAAGAAAGATAACACAAATTCAGCGGACGACACCGGCACACTTGGACGGAAGGACAGAGGCAGGAGTTGAGAACTGGATCATAGGATTAAATTTACTGTATGAACAGGAATATGAAAAGGAGTGGATTTTATGAAATTAGCAAGAAAATGTTTTGCACAGTACTTAGACAGTACATTTGATGTAACAAAAAGCTCACCGGCATGGTTCCTGGTGGGTAAGAATGTAGATGAAATGTCTACAGAACTTAACCCGGATGTGACTGTAGGACAGGATGTAACAGGAGAAAACTATACAGAGGACAATGGATATACACCGTCCGTGGAAGTAGATCCTTATTATGCAAATCCTTCCGATGGAGCTTTTTACGAGAAGCTTGTGGATATCGCAATGAACCGTAAGGTTGATGATAACTGCAGAACATTCATCCTGGAGGTGCTTGTAGAGGATACAGAAGCCGAGACACATAAAGCATGGATGGAAGAGGTTATTGTGAAACCAAAATCAATTGGTGGAAAGGCAAATGTAAGTATTCCATATACCGTAAATTACGCAGGAAACCGTGTTGAGGGTACCGTGACAATCAAAAATAAAGTACCAACTTTCACGGCGAAAACAGCATTACAAGCATAAGGTATTAGGCAGACGCTTAATATATAACACGTGTGGGTGGCAGTGCCTATGCTGCCACCTAAATTCATAGGAGGACGAGACAATGAGTAATAAGAACAGAAAAGTAAGAAATTTCAATGGAAACAATAACAGCATGGAACTTACGGTAGATACCGGTGTGCGCACTTATATTATTAAAAACACACAGGGACGGCAAATCGGTGAATTAGTATTTAATCCGACAGATACAGATATTATCAGCAGATATGAAACGGTGATCGGCCGGATCGGCGAAATTGAGACATTGATCAGGGATAATCCGGGTGCGCAGGGAGTAATGCTGGTATCGGATAAAATAAAGCAGGAAATTGACTACATTATCAATGGTGATTCTACAGCAGCATTTTTCAATGAACAGAGTCCATTGACTACAATTAATGGGAAATTCTACTTTGAAAATGTTTTAGAGACAATTGCGAAGGTTATTACCAGGGAATTTAACATAGAAGTGAATAAGACAAAGAAACGTATGCAGAGATACACCGGTTCCTATATGCCGGGAAAAATTTGAGTATAGGAACCCTGCCACAGACTTTAAAGGTTGGCGGCAGGGATTGGAGGATACGCACGGATTTCAGGGACATATTAAAGATTTTTGAGGCAATGAATGACAGAGAATTAGAGCATGAAGAGAAAATATATACCATGCTCTATATTCTTTATCCAGACCTTGAAAAGATGCCTGTAAGGCATTATCAGGAGGCAGCAGAACAGGCAAACTGGTTCATAGATGCAGGAACACAGGATGATGAAGGTGAAAATGTCCGGAAAATGGATTGGACACAGGATGAACCGATTATTTTCCCGGCAGTCAATGCAGTTGCAGGAAGAGAGACCAGAGCCGAGAAGTATATGCACTGGTGGACCTTCCTTGGATATTTTATGGAAATCCGGGAAGGCGTTTTTGCAACAGTTGTCCGTATCCGAACGAAAAAGCTGGAGGGAAAAACTCTTGATAAATGGGAAAAGGAGTTTTACCGGAAGAATAAAAAAATCTGCGACCTGATCGTTGAAAAGACGGAGCAGGAAAAACAGGAAGAGCAGGAAATTAACAATTTATTAGGATAGGTCAGAGAGCCTTTGAGCCGCCTATGATAAGGTGGTGAAAAGGTGTCAAAGAAACAGGGCGAAGTAATTGTCGAAACCGGTATGGACAATTCAAAGTTCGTAAAAGGTGTAAACGAATTAAAGAACCTCGTTGAGCGACTGACCAATTCGTTAGGTAAATCAAGTAATAAAATAAAACAGTCTTTTTCACAGGGATTCTCAAGTGATGGGTTGGAGAAAGTTTGGGGAGAATTTGACAATCTTTCGCAAAAGGTAAATGAGTATAAAGAACGTTTAAAAATTCTGAAGGATGAAAAAGGGCTTGGATTTGGTGATTCAGAATATAATCACACATATCAACAGTTGGTTCTTGCACAACAGGAATTAATAAATTATAAGAGAAACCTTGAAAGAACAGCAGCAGAGGAACGTACACAGATTGGTATATTACCGTCATTAGCAAATGGTTTTCGGATGTTGGGAAATTCTGCGGCAGCAGTTCCCGGAAGACTTTTAAATATTGCAAAGAGTGCGCCGTCTGCAATGCTTCGGGGAGTAGCAAAGGCGGGGACGAGTGCAGCGAAAGCGGTTGGACAACTTGCGCTGAGAATGACAGGACTGCCAGGGTTATTTAAGAATCTGAAAAACCGGTCTAGTGGACTTGGCAGCAGTATTTTCAAACTTGGGAATATGTTTAAATTGCTTGTTGCAAGAATGGGAATGCAGGCTGTAATCAATGGGGTGAAGCAGGGATTTCAGAACCTTGCACAATATTCTTCCAGTGCGAATGCTGACATATCTGCACTGATGTCTGCATTAACGCAGCTTAAAAATAGTCTTGCATCCGCATTTGCTCCATTGTTGTCGGTGGTAAGCCCGATATTGACAAGTTTTATCAACCAATTATCGGATGCGATTTCCAAGGTTGGACAGTTTATAGCAGCGATTACCGGAAAGAGTACATTTACACAGGCAACAGCCGTTCAGCAGAACTATGCAAAGTCATTAAACAATACAGCGAACGCGGCAAAAAAGGCGGCAAATTCGCTGTATTCGTTCGATGAACTAAATGTAATTGATAGTAAAGATTCAGATCCTGGAAGCGGCTCTGGTGGAACTGTATCACCATCAGAAATGTTTGAGGAAGTTCCGATTGAGAGTGATGTGCAGTCTTTTGCGGACAGGTTAAAAGCAGCATTTGAGGCTGGAGATTTCTATGGTTTAGGTGCGATAATCGGGCAGAAACTGAATGAAGCACTGGAAAGCATTGAATGGACCGGCATTCAGGAAAAAGCCAGAAATATTGCAAATAATATTGCAACCCTTATAAACGGATTTTTAGAGACAGTAGACTGGAATCTTGTTGGTTCTACGATAGCAAATGGACTGAATACGATTGTTTACTTTCTGGAAGAATTTGTTACTACGCTTCATTGGGAATCAGTAGGAACGGCGATTTATCAGACCTTAAACGGTTTTATTGCGACAGTGGACTGGGGTGCTATTGGGAATACAATTGGCACAGACCTTAAGGGAATTCTTACGATCATCTACACAACGTTGGAGGGACTTGATTGGAAATCGTTGGCGGATGGTGTGTATACATTTCTTACCAATGTTGACTGGAGTGGTATTTCATCTGCACTTTTCGAATCAATAGGTTCATTGATAGGTGGTATTATTGCATTTCTGATTGAACTTATCGCTGATTTCGGAACAGATTTATACGAAGCATATTTTGCAAATGGAGAAGATGGCATCCAGGGATTTTTAGATGGAATGTGGGCGTTGCTGCAGGATATCGGCACATGGATATATGACCATATGATAAATCCACTTATTACAGGAGTTAAGAATGCTCTTGGTATCCATTCGCCGTCGACAGTATTCCGGGATATAGGTATTTATCTGATGCAGGGATTCCAAAATGGAATTAAATCACTTGTTACACCGGTTTTAAATACATTCTCGAATTTGAAAACCAAAATTCTGGATATATTCAATAAATTGAAAACAAGTGTATTCGGTGTGATTAATGGTCTGCTTTCAGGAATAGAAACCATGTGCAATGGTGTTGTATCTGGCGTTAATAAATGCATAGAGGCATTGAATGGATTGAGTTTTACGATACCAGACTGGGTGCCGGTATTCGGTGGAAAATCATGGAGTATGAGTATCCCAACGCTGAGAGAGGTTAAGCTGCCTCGACTTGCAACCGGAACTGTTATACCAAAGCAGGCAGGTGAATTTGCCGCGATTCTTGGGGATAACAATCGGGAGACGGAAGTTGTTTCACCATTATCAACAATTCGTCAGGCACTCAGGGAGGAACTTGATTCTTCAGAAAGAGATGTGAATGTATATATTGTTGCTGAAGGAGATGAAGCAGGATTTATGAGATATATTAAATATTCATATGATAAAGAATCACAGCGTGTAGGTACAGATTTTACAAAGGTGGAGCCGGCATGATAAAGATAGATGGAAAACAGTATGATGTACCAATAACGGAATTGGGACTGGATGTAGAATTTCAGTATAAGTTTGCAGAGAGAAATGAAAAATATGAATTGAATTATGAACTTGGCGCAGTGTTTTACAACCAGTCTATAACATTTGCCACTACGGATACAACGAATAAAGACTTTGTTGCACTGGTGCAACTTTTAAGCACGAAGAGCAGTATCGATGATGGTACCGGTCATGAAGTAGAAATAAGGACACCTATGGGAAAAATGGTATTTCTCATGTACCCGAATAAACTTTCAATGAAAATGAAGAATACAATTAATAAAGACACAAATGAAGAATATACGAAGTGGGGCGGGTTCACAGTGAAGTTTATAGCGATTAAACCAGCAGAAAGATGGTAAGTATGAAGAAAATGCAAAGAACAAGCTGTAGCGCGCATATGAAATTTATCGATGTGACAGCATTATCAGATGCAAGCGTGGCTACAGATGATAACCAGTCCATTGGAAATCTTAAATTCTTAGAAGTTGAGACAGATCAGGCGGATTATGGGACATTTGAATTAAACCAATTTGTATTGGATGGAAATAAGAATGTTATGCCGGATTTACCGGGCGACATTGTATTTTGGAGTGTTGAACAGTCGGGAGAAGACTGTTTATTTCAGAAAAATCCTAGAATTACGATTACTTTTAGGGCACAGCATTCATCGGCCGGAATTACGTTGTATTTTGCGGATGAATATCCTGCGGAGTTGACAATTACCTGGTATACATTATCTGGAAGTAAGTTGAATCAAAAAACATTTTATCCGGATAATTTAGTATATGCATGTATTCATCAAGTCGCAAATTATGGAAAAGTTGTAATTGAATTTGTCAGGACAAGGTTGCCAAAGAGATATATAAAACTACGATATATTTTATATGGACGCTACATTGAATGGACTGGCGATGTGATCAAGACTGCCAAGATACATGAGGAGATCAACGAGATCAGTACTACATTATCCATTAACACAGCAAGCATATCAATATTGGATGCTAAAAACGATTTTGATATCAGTAATGAAAATGGATCTTGGAGGTCTGTACAGAAAACACAGGAAGTAACCTTTACGGAGAACAAAGATGGTGTAGATATTCCGGTAGGAACTTTTTTCATTGATACATCGGATTTTAAAAATAATACAGCAAGTTTCAAATTGAACGACAGAATTGGTCTGATGGATAATTATACGTTTTATAATGGGAAAATGTACACGAATGTACTGGCAGGAAAATTATTAGAAGAAATATTTGCGTGTGCAGCAGTAACAAAATTCATCATCGATGAAGAGGTATACAATACAAAATTAAATGGTTATTTGGCGGTACAGTCATGCAGAGCAGCCCTTCAGATGATATGTTTCGCGTGTGCGGCAGTTGCGGATGACAGCAGGAGTGATGTTATTCGGGTTTTTAAACCAGATTGCTATGTCAGTTCAACAATTGATACAGAAAGAAAATTCAATAACAAATCAAATGTAAAATTGGATGAGTATGTATCAGGGGTTTCTATTGAATGTGGAAAATATGATTTAGAAACCGAAGAGTCAGACATTTTTAAGGATAATCTTCCAAAGGGAAAATCAAAAATAACATTTTCAGAACCATGTAATCCAGAATCATTGAAATTATCAAACGGAGCTTTTATAGAAAAGCATACAAATTGTGTGGTTGTTCAAATGGAGACAGCTGGTGCATGCGTGATCACAGGAAAAAGATATAAAAAAACTACATTTTCATATACGAAAAATGTGGATCATATTGAAGCAGGGGAATCCGAAAATATCAAGAAAATAGGGACGATCACACTGTACAACATGGAATACTTAGATACTGTCGCTGAAAAGTTACTATCATATTATGCATTAAGAAAAATCCTCAGTATGAAATATATTTTGAATACAGAGAGTGTGAGTAATTGGGTAAATGTGGTAGACAAGAATAGTAATATTGCAACTACGCTGATTGAACAGCAGGATATAGACCTGACAGGAGGATTTATTGCAACGGCAACGTGCAGGGGATATTCAGTAGTTGTTACGGAAAATTACTTCGCCGGAGTTGAATTATATACGGGAGGAGATGTGATCATCTAATGGAAATGAGACCAATTATATACAGTGCAAAATTATCCAGTCAGAAAGTCACAACGAAAACCAAAGTTACAATAACGGTTGTGGCAGATGATGTAGAGACATATTACACAGAAACAAAATATACCAGGTCCGGTAATCATGAACTTATAGCTGGACAGGAGATAGGAGTGATTTAATGGCAATTGTAAAAGTAAGGGTACAGGTTGATGGAGTGTGGACGAATCTCACATTAAGTAAT